TAAAAATGAGTTAAAAATATTTGATCAAAAATATCCTCCAAATTTTCTTGATAGTTTAGAAAATGAAAAATTAATTAAGCCTTTTCCAAATATTGTTGCTAAAGAATTAATACCAGAAAAGACTGCCTCACTCAATTCAATACAAAAACAGATAAATGAACTTGCAATGGCAAATGTAGAACAATACACAGATCCTGCATATAAAACAAAAGTTTTTGATTTAGCACAAGATCAACAATTAATTCTTGATCAATTAATGAGTATGAATAGAGCAACTGATTACGATGCTAAAATGACAGGCATAAAGGTACCTTCTACATCTGATATTAATGATCTAAGAGCGATTGCAGATGAAGAATATTTACCAAGTTATGCTTTAAAAGATTTAGAAACCTTTCCACCAATACCTTTCAATAAACAACCTGACTATGTAGATTTATTAATAAAGGCAACTATTAAAGCAGCTCAAGAAAAAGGCATAAACAAGGTGGCTATCATGCCTGCAGATATTGGGGCTAATACTCGATGGGGTAAAGAGACTGACGATGCTAAAAAGAAATTTAGAAATCTTTATGATAAAGTTGGTGTTCAACAATTAAAAAATATAGCAAAAAAGTATGATGGTGTTGTAGAAGAAGAAAATATTATTGATAGCACAAAACCACCTAAAGCTTTAAAATTTTTAAATCGTAATGTTGATGGAGAACTTGATTTACTTAAAGAAGAAGTTCCCTCAGGTGCTTCTGAAGGAGTATCGATTTCACTTGACGATGCCAATTACTATCTAAACGAACAGTTGTATAAATTTATGAAGAGATCTGACGATACATATGGTCCCAAAGAAATTGTATTAACTAGAGAGATCGCACCAGGACAATACCAAGATTTTTTTGTTAATCTTGTAGATGATCAGGTAGAATTTGTGCCCTTAGGAGTGCAAGATTCTATTAATGATGCATTGATAGTTGTAGAGGAGTTTAACCCTCAAGTTGTCAAAATGTTTACTATTACTCTTGATCCTTCAAAAATGCAGGAACCCATGTACATGTTTAAGAAAAAAGATGGTGGTCATATAGCAAAAGATAGTTTAGTTTCTATTACAGATATATACGGCGAATATGGTAGATAAATTTAACAGCACATCTCGTAACCCAAGCGATCTTAATGATGCAAAATCATTAGGTGCAGGCGGTGATGATAAACTTGATATTGAAGAAGTTGGCACTCAAGTAGAAGTAAACTTACCTCCAGATCAAATTGAAAATAGTGTACAAATAATTGAGGATGGGTCAGCGATAGTTGGTGAAGAAGTATCATCAGTTGTATCAGGATTTAATTCAAACTTAGCAGAAATTTTAGATGAAGGATATTTAGGTGGACTAGCAAGTGAGCTTACTGAACGAGTAGAAAATGATCGGGCTTCTCGTGATGATTGGGAACAAGCTTACACAAAAGGTCTAGACCTGTTAGGTTTTAAATATGAAGAACGCACACGTCCTTTTCGTGGTGCTGCGAGTGTTAATCATCCTGTGCTTGCACAAGCTGTTACACAATTTCAAGCGATGGCTTATGTCGAACTCCTACCTAGTGACGGTCCTGTAAGAACTCAAGTAGTTGGAGCAGTAGATGAACGATTACAACAAGCAGCTGAACGTGTCAAAGAATATATGAATTATGAAATCACACACGTGATGGAAGATTACAATCCTGAAATGGATCAATTATTATTTCAACTTCCGTTATCAGGAAGTGCATTTAAAAAAGTTTATTATGATGAAGTTCAATCTAGAGCGACATCAAAATTTGTACCAGCAGAAGATGTTATTGTTCCATACGGCGCATCTGATTTAGATAGCTGCGATCGTTTATGTCAAATTGTAAAAATGTCTATGAATGACTTGCGTAAAAAACAAGTTTCAGGTTTTTACAGAGATATTGAATTACAACCTTATGATGGTGAAGAGGCATCTGGTCTACAAGAAAAAATGGATCGCATAGATGGTGTTAGTCCAACAAATTATACAATGGACGACATGGCTGAAATATTCGAATTACACGTCGATTTAGATTTAGAAGGCTTTGAAGATATAGGTACAGATGGAGAACCCACAGGCATCAAACTTCCATACATTGTTTCTATCGATAGAACTTCAAATAAAGTTTTATCTATCTACAGAAACTATAGCGAAGGTGATCCTCTTAAAAAGAAAAATGATTACTTTGTGCATTATAAATTTTTACCGGGTTTAGGTTTTTACGGATTTGGTTTAATACACATGATTGGTGGTTTGACAAGAACTGCCACAACAGCATTAAGACAACTGCTTGATGCAGGAACATTGTCTAACTTACCAGCTGGTTTCAAATCCAGAGGACTAAGAATACGTGACGATGATCAACCTTTACAACCGGGTGAGTTCAGAGATGTGGATGCACCAAACGGAGTTATTCGTGAAGCATTAATGCCTCTACCTTACAAAGGACCCGATCAAGTTTTAATGCAACTTTTAGGTTTTTGTGTCGATGCAGCAAAACAATTTGCAACCGTTGCAGATATGCAATTATCAGAAATAGGTAGTTCACAAACACCTGTTGGTACAACAATGGCTCTTATGGAACGTGGCACAAAAGTCATGTCAGCAGTTCACAAAAGATTACATTACGCACAGAAAAAAGAATTTGAATTATTAGCTAATATTTTTAAACAAGTTTTACCTCCTGTTTATCCTTTCAACGTTCAAGGTGGTCCAAGAGAGATTAAGGCATTAGATTTTGCTGATCAAATTGATATTTTACCAGTATCAGATCCAAATATTTTCTCAATGTCACAACGTGTGACTTTAGCACAAAATCAATTACAACTAGCACAGTCAAATCCACAAATGCACAATTTAAGAGAGGCGTACAGAAGAATGTACATAGCTCTTGGTGTAAAAGACATTGAACAAATACTACCCATACCACAACAACCTCAACCACAAGACCCTGCTATGGAGCATAGTGTAGTATTGCGAGGCGTGCCCTTACAAGCTTTTCCACAACAGAATCACGAATTACATATAAAGGCTCATAGAACTTTTATGTCCTCTGCTTTAGTAAAAGCAAATCCTATGGCGATAATGAATTTAGTATCTCACATCATGCAACACACTTCTCTACTTGCAACACAAGTTGTTGATCAAGCAATGATAGAAGAAGCAGAAAAATTACGTCAAGAATTTGGTGAACAAATACCACCAGAAGCTATTCAAGCATTGCAAATGCAAAGAGGAATTAAAATAGATGAGGAAATAGTAAAAATTACTGAGCAAATGGTAAGTGAAGAGGCTGATGCGATGCAAGATCAAAATATGGACCCTCTTGTTTTGTTAAAACAGCAAGAATTAGCCTTGAGACAAGCTGATATGGAGCTTGATGCACAGATAAAAGGTGAAAATCAGGCACTAAAAGAGAATCAATTTGATTATAAACAGACATTAGATGCACAAAAGCTACAAAAAGATTATGATCTTGCTAATTTACGTGCTGATGTTGCCTTGGAGAGAGCAAATGCCCCTAAACAAGAAGGGTAAAAAGATAAAAAAGGCTATGAGTAAGACATATGGCAAAAAAGAAGGCGCAAAAGTTTTTTACGCAAGTATAAACAAAGGAAAAATTAAAGGAGTAAAGAAAAATGTTTAATTTATTAGTAGGCCCCCTGACATCTTTGCTAGGCGATACGGTGAAAGGTTTTGTTGAGACTAAAAAAGCAAAGGCGGACTTAGCACTCACTGAAATAAAAGCACAGAAGTCACTCAAAGAACAGCAAATTGCAGGAACAATTGGGTGGGAGGCCAGTGCGGTCGATCAAATGAAAGGCAGCTGGAAAGACGAGCTGATTTTACTATGCCTGTTAATTCCAGCGGTGCTAGTCTTCATACCCGGGTGGACACCACATATCAAAGCGGGCTTTGAAGCCCTACACTCACTTCCTGATTATTACAAGCACCTCTTATATATTGCCTGCTCAGCGAGCTTTGGCATCAAAGGAGCAAAAGGTGCTATGGGTTTAATAACAAAAAAGAAATAATGAAAAAACAAGTAAAAAAAGTAAAAAAAGTAATTAAAGGTTTGAAGAAAGCATCTAAGCTACATGCTAAACAAGCAAGAACATTACAAAAAGTTATAAGAAAAAGATAATGTGCGAAGGGTGTGATACTCTTTGTTTAAAATGCGAAGCAGAATTAGAAAGATGCATCAAATGCGATTGTATTTGTCACTGTGGTACAACTTGCATGTGTGAATGTGCAGTATGCGAA